TTGGTCTTTAGAAGAAGGTCCGAATCACACCTTAAAGGTTGATGAGGAAGCTAAACAGGCTGCTTGGAAACGTCGTAAAAATGGTATGATTTTGTTTGGTAAGTATTATAATGGTCTTTGGGACTAAAGGAGAGATATGATGACTGATAATGAATACAAGGTGACGTATACGCTACAGTGCGAGTATGAGAATGTTGATTTGGACGATGAGCCGACTCATAGCTTGATCAATATTATTTTTGATGGGACTGACGCTCACATCGATACAGTAGTCAAGCAGTTTGAAACTTTCTTGAAGGCTTCGGGCTACAACTTTGATTATCTTGAGGTAATCAAGAAATGATTATCCCGACTAAGTATAGCATTGGTTATACCTATTGGGTGCCTCGTGTGTACAAACAGTTCGTGCGTACAGAAACTCTTTGTCATGAAGGTGAAGAGTGGACTCGTGATGTGTATGAAATGAAAGCCTTCGCCAAGCAGAAGGTTGTTCGCTGTATGGAAATCAAGGTCCATAAAAACGGTTCAGTTAATGTAATGTATGGTGTTGAAAATATCACTGATGCAGGCGTTAGTATGTTTCAATGGTATCCAGAAGCAAACATACCCGAAAGCAATACTGAAGAAATTGCTCAGACTTTTGCTGAAGGTTATCTGAAAGACAATCCAAACAAAGAATACTTTGGTAACTAGGAGATAAATAATGATTGATCATGCGATGCAATTGGTTATGCATAAAGGTGCACTGTTAAAGGAGATTGCTTTCCTAGAAACACAGCTTAAAGATCATGATACTGGCCATATCCGCACAGCTATCAGTGTTCTTGAAGAGCGGGTCAAGGATATCGTTGAGTTTCTTAATGATACTGACAGAAAGTCAAAGCACTTGATGAACGGTATTACCAACTGGGACAAGATTATGTCTACGCCTGGCAACCTATAATAAGTAGTGGTGTTGTTATAGTTTATTGATCGGGGTTAGTTTAATGGTAGAACGAAGGACTTTGAATCCTTTGGTCGAGGTTCGAGTCCTTGCCCCCGAGCCAACTTTGGAGATATATGATGAAGCTTGCTTGGTTATGTTACGATTACGACGAGTGGCTGAAAACTAGCACACACAACGATGAAGTGGCAGTTCCTGAAATTCGGTTTGAGGAGCCGTCCCCTTATAGCAGATATCACAAAATTGTTCCTATCGTTTATGCTGTGCTAGAGGTTGATGATGACTGATTTCGAATGTGTATATTGTGATGAACTAGCAACATGGATGCGATATACTCAGTTTGCTGGTAATCATCCATTCTGTGATAAACATGCCGAGTTAGAATCAGATTTCAACGATGGTGATTGGGAAAGGTTAGATGATGTTCTTCAGCAAGAAGAATGAAAAGTATATTCGTTGGAAAATTGAGATTGATGGTATCACTACAGAAGGTAAACCAATCTATCATGTGTACAAAGCAAGAGCACCATATGGTATGGATTTGGTCTGTGAGTTTCATGACTATGATCAAGCAAAGCGTTTTGTAGAGAAGCACATCGACTTTCCAAAATATTTCTATGAGGATTACTTATGCTGAGGCATTCTAGCTTCTACAAACCAAACATGTTTACGTAGACCTGGATGGTACTTCCGCATACGGAACTTATTACCAGCTCTTTGCATTAGGTTTGATTTAGGCTGAACGAAATGATAGCTTAGGCTTTCACGACTTTCGCCTTCAGGAATCATCAATACCTTATCGGTTGCTCTTTTCTTTGCCATAATTAATCCTTTTTCTTTTCAGTTGTTTTCTTTGACTCTTCGAGAAACTCGTGGATTGAATTGATATTTTTTTGACAGAGCGTATTGTTGGCATGTAGGTTCACTAACAACTTGGCAACTTCTACGTCTGTAAGTTTTTCTGGATCAGGGAACTTCCTGACATTAGGGCAATGAAAGAGGCTCTGATCTGGCATAATTACAACTTGTTTTGTCGTAATCAAATTTGCCTGGCCGACGCTACTTGCACAACCAGCTAGTCCAAGAGCAGCAAATAATACTAAAGCTTTTTTCATTTCACTGCTCCTTGCAATCTGATTATTGTTTGTTTTAGGATAGGCGAGGACTTCACGTCGTCTTTTTTAGCAGCATCAGAGTTCAAATACGTATTGACGTCTGATAGCTTTTGTTCGAAAGCAGCTTTGGCTTCGTCGTTCTTTTTGATTATGTCAACTTGATTCTGCTGTATCTCTTCCATTTTCTTTTGGAACTCAGCATTGTCTTTTAACGTTTGTTCTAATTGCGCCTGATTGAACTTAGCGAGTTCTTCGGCTTGTATCTGGCGTTTCCAGGTGTTGTATAACCCGATAGCTAATCCAGAAAATAAAATTATAACGAACAAATAGATTTTAAATCTTAACAGCATCATAACCTCCATTCGGTTGTATCATATTTATATAAGTACAATTATGATGGAGGTCTATTATGAAACAGAGAGTAACCTTGGATAATTTGCAGCTTGTGCCTGAAGATATCATTCAGTATTGTGCTGATCAAATCGCAGACGATGATCAAAATTCATTCAAACGTATTTTAGGTGCTGCTCATGAATTCAAAAACGCTGGGCTTACGCCAGTGTTCCTTTGTTCAGAAACACTAAAAGATGTTTTTGTAACTACAGCAGAAAAGTTGCAAAAAAAGTTGCATTGATCCCTTGTAATTTAGGTTTAGCAACCTATATAATAGTAGTGAGTTGCCATGAAGGGACTCGCTATTTAAAATCTCGCCTAACAGGAGAACACTATGACAAATACACCATATCGTTTCGATCACACATTTTCAGACCTTGCCAAGTTTGATAAATTCTTTGTTGGCTCAGATAAGTTTCTAGCAAAAGTTCAAGAAACAGCTGAGTACCTTGCTAACACTGCAGCACACTCTGGCTATCCCCCATTTAATTTGAAAAAGACAGACGACAATGTCTATGTGATTGAGATGGCTGTTGCTGGTTTCGGCAAGCATGATATCGAACTTACACTCGAAGAAAACAAGCTGAAGGTTTCTGGTCATACAACTGTTGATACTCTGACAGAAGACGGAATTAATGCTCAATTCCTTCACAAGGGTATCTCTGATCGTCCATTCAACCGCACCTTTACCCTAGCAGATAACGTTGTTGTTAATAATGCTAAGATGGTAAATGGTATGCTAAAGATCTGGCTTGAACATATTATCCCAGAAGATAAGAAGCCAAAGAAAATCGAAATCACAGAAGAGGAAGCAACTTCTAAGGTCGTTGCTAAGAAATAAATGTTTGACGTTTTTAACTACTACCTGAACCAAGCTTCGACTTGGTTTCAAAGAACTGTTGCCTATAACAAAGCTTTTGAAGAGCTTCATAGGCTTACAGATAGAGAGCTTGCTGACTTGGGTATCTACCGTTGTGAGATACATAATGTTATTGCGAATACATTGAGGGATAGGATCCCAAGTCAGTCTTTTTCTTGATAAATAACGGGGAAGCGATTCCCCGTTTCATTATTTTTGGAGGCATCTATGCAAATAACCCTAGAACAATTGACTAACTTTTTTGAAGACACTGATGATTTTGTTCTTGAAAAGTTCGTTGATCCAATCAATAAGGTAATTGAAGAGTTTGAAATCAACACCACAGAACGTATCTCTATGTTCCTTGCTCAGATTGGGCATGAGTCTGGCGGCTTGACGAAGCTTCATGAGAACCTAAACTACAAACCAGCTCGTTTGCTTCAAATTTTCCCAAAGTATTTCAGAGATGTTGATCCAGAAGATTATAACACCCCTGAAAAAATTGCCAATAGAGTTTACGCTAGTCGTATGGGTAATGGTGATGAAGATTCAGGTGATGGATATCGTTTCCGTGGTCGTGGCGCTGTTCAGCTAACTGGTAAGTCAAACTACCTCGCTTGTGGTAAAGATCTAAATGTAGACCTGGAAGAAAATCCAGACTATCTAGAAACTCCAGAAGGCGCTATCCGTTCTGCCGCTTGGTTCTGGGATCAGCATGACCTCAACGAATTGTCTGATGAAAAGAACGTTACAGCCGTTACGAAGAAAATCAATGGCGGTGTCATTGGGCTTGAAGAACGTACTGCCCTATTTGAAGAAGCATTGAAAGTTTTTGCTTGATCTTTTCTTTATAATGAGGTATACTAATGGTTAAATCATGGAGGGTAGATGACAAGTTTTTATACGCACGTTCATATGAGAGGCAACAAGATTTATCTTCGTGGCTATGAAAAAGGCTTACGTGTAACAGACATTGTCGACTACTCTCCATATATTTTTGTTCCAAGTGATAAAGGCGACCATAAAACTCTCGACGGTAAACCAGTCCGTCGAGTAGACTTTGATAGCATCTCAGAAGCCAGAGAGTTCCTGAAGAGCTATGAAGACGTAGATAATATGAAGATCTACGGTCTAACTTCCTGGCCATATCTCTACATCTTTGACAATTATAAAGGTGATATCGACTACGATCCTAATATGGTCAAGATCGGAACGCTCGACATCGAGTGTGCTGCCGATGATGGATTTCCTGACATTCAAAAAGCTGATAAGCCTCTAACTGCGATAACTGTACGTTGTCGTGGGCGCAACTATGTGTTCGGCTGTGGTGAGTTCGAGACTGATGATCCGAACACTTATTATATGCAGTGCGAGACAGAGATTCAACTCGTTCATCAGTTCCTCCAGTGCTGGAAGGTTCTTGATTTAGATATTGTTACTGGTTGGAACATCGAGTTCTTCGACATTCCTTATCTAGTCAATCGTATCAATGCGCTTGGTATGAATCCTAAGAAGCTCTCTCCATGGGGAATGCTAGACGAAAGAGAAGTTGAGTTCCGTGGTAAAAAGAACCAGAGCTTTACGCCTGTAGGTATCAGCGTGCTCGACTACTATCAGCTCTATCGTAAGTTCAGCTTCGGCAACCAAGAGTCATACAAGCTAGATTATATCTCTCAGGTCGAACTGGGAGAGAAGAAGCTCGACTACTCTGAATATGGTTCGTTGCTTGAGTTGTATAAGAACAATCATCAGAAGTTTATCGAGTACAATATTCTTGACTGTTTGCTTGTTGAGAAGCTTGATGATAAGCTGAAGTTCCTTGAACAGGTTATGGCTCTTGCCTATGACGCTAAGGTCAACTACAATGACACTATGACTACCGTAAGAGCATGGGATGTTATCATCCATAACTATCTGCTTGAGCAGGGGATTGTTATCCCTCAGTTCAAGAAGCAGTCAGTTGATCAAGCTCTAGTTGGTGGTTATGTTAAGGAGCCAAAGATTGGATTGAGTAAGTGGGTTGTATCGTTCGACTTGAA